GGAATATTCAGCGGGACTGGTGGATGCCGTCCGTAGAGGCGAAGACCCATTGGAGTACGTTTGTCCCACGTCCTTGTCCTTAAGGGTGGCTCAGCTGCTCTCGAAAGGCGCACAATTGAAAAGTGGCCTGTTAGAGGACATTTGTGAGGAGACCATGAACGAATTCGAGAATGAGGCCTCTTCAGTGCAGGCGCAGTTGAAGTCTCTTTTGTTAGGAGTAAAAGGCAAGATGGCGGTAACGTACGATTTGCAATACCAAAAGATTTCCTTGTTAGTCGAGGAGATACGAGCGTTCAGGAAGAACGAGGGTTTCCGCAAATCTCCTTTTGTTTTTTGCCTTTCAGGAGAGTCTCAGGTTGGAAAGACCGAGCTATTGGACCTGTTAATTAGGCTTTGTGAACTAGGTGCTTGTGAAGAGTTCACACCAGAAAAGATCGCGACAATTCCAGTTGACGCCGAGTACGATGACACAATAAAAATTGGAACAAGGGTTTTCAAGATCGACGACGCCGAGGCCTTAAAGCCAGACAGAAGCGCGCGTGATTCTATTGTTAAAAAGATTTTGAAAATGATCAACAACATCGCGATGCCCACGAACCAGTCGGCTGTAGAGCGAAAGAGCAACATATATTTTCGCCCGAAGGTCGTTGCCATGAATACCAACGTTGACCATTTGAATGCGATGGCATTTTTTCACGAGCCAATGGCAGTGTACAATCGCATTTTCTTCATTGAAGTTTTACTTGCCAAGGAGTATTCTGATCAATTCGGCAAACTGGATAAGAAGAAAGCCAATGAAGACGGGGCGGAATTTAGTGTTCCAATGCATTTGTTCCATCCCTACTATTGGTCAAGGACGGGTTCGAGAGGAGAATGCACGAAAGTCTACATTGGTGAACACCCGATGGACGCTCGCACCTTCATGAAGTACTTTTCGGATCGTTGTGTCCAACATTTCATGGAGCAGGAGGCTTTGGAGAAGAAGAAGTTGAGAGAGCGTGAAGTCCCTTTTTGTCCAACGTGCTGTTGTCCAATGGCGCCGGGTTGGTGTGAGTGCAAACCCACTACCGACATTAAGCCCGAAGGCATGGTGGCAGAGTTTATGGGAACTCTGCTGGACGATTACGCCCTGGACATGCTCAGTTTCACTATCACAAGGGTTTGGGAAACGT